CGATTGTAACTATTTAATTGTATTAATCTAATATCTTGACCGCTCATAATATTGCTTTTATTTTTCCTCTGTAATAAACTACATTTTCATCGATTATTGTAAACTGAAAACTATCGCCCTCTGTAAATTCTTTATCAAAGGTAAGAGTTGTTATTCCGTTTGATGTTGCTATAGTGTTTGTAATAGTTTCTGTAGTTTGTCTAAACTCGTTGTACAATAAAAAACTAACTTCGGTTATTTCCTCTCGAAGTATTAATTTTATAGCGTGAGTTGTATCGTTTGCATTAACGTATTTCATATTTATATAACTAAAAAAACCCGATTTTGTTACAGATGAAATTTATTTTATATATTTGTATAAACTAAATAATAAAATTATGGAAACAAAAAAATTTGATGCTTATGATTTAATCAGAAAAGGGACTAACCAAATTAATGGTTTAGAAAAATTTATAGTTGTTTATGATTCATATAATGACCAAGTATACAACTTAAATAATCCTTTTATTTTAGAAAAAGGTTATATTAAAGAATCTTCAAAATTAGATGGTAGAGATTCAGAACTTTTAATAGTTGAGTATCGAAAAGAAACGCAACAAGAAAAGTTAGATAAAGATTTACCTTATCAAATATCTTTATTAGAAAGAAAATTTAATATTAAAGTTACATTTACAAAAAACCCTACCGAATAAGTAGGGTTTTTTAAAACTAATTCAAAAAATATTAAAGTAAAGCTATGAAATCCGCTAATGTTTCAGCGTCAAATTTAGGTGATAAACTTCCAGTAGTTGAAACGCCTGTTAAAGTGTAACCGTTCATTTCTGTTTTTGCACCACCTGTATTTTGTGCTACTGTAAAATCAATTCCGTCATCAATACCAATTGCGTGACCTAATCCGTTTCTATCAACTACAACCATCATAGGAAACCCATAAGCTACCAAATTAAGTTGTTGCGATGTTACCGCATCAATTTTCTTTAAGTTAATAGTAGAAGTTTGAGTGTTTACGCTTGTGCCTGTATTTCTATCAGATACTAAACTCTCTGCAATATTATTTCCATCGCCCTCAATTTCGTATTCGAAAACCTCAGTTAGTAATGGATTAATTGCCGTAATAACTCCTGCTGTAATAGTAAAAGGATTTGGTAGATTGTTGAATAAAAATAAACGCCCTAATCCTCCTAAGTTTTGTTTACACGCTCTTAAGCGTCCTGCCGTTATATCACAAGCCATAATGTAAAATGTATTAAAAACCGCCCAAATTAATGAGCGGTTATGTTAGTATTATGCTATCGGTCTTGCCCAAACAATTTCCGCACCGTTGTAATATTGCACACCTGCATTGTAAACCATAGTACCACGTACTAAACCTGTTAACAATCCGATTTCATCCTCGTCTTTTAAAACTACTTCGTTGTGGTCTGCTAATAAACCTGTTCCGAAGATTAAGTTTTTAGGTTCTGCAATTACAATTGTATTGTCAGGTAAACCATTAATTTCTACTAAATCATATTTACCGAATTTAGGTGTAGAATTTGCATCGCCTCCTAATCCGTTTGTAATACCTTTTGAAATTAAGTAGAAAGAATAATCTTGGTAAACATCAGGAGAAACTCCAACTTTTAAAGTTTTACGTCTAATTGCTACTGGAACTGCGTTTAAAGCTAATTTAAGCATTGCTTCAACATTGGATTCAGTTACTACATCCAAATCAACGTCAATAACCTCTGCATCTGCTAACCATAGTTTTAAATATCCGTCGAACTCATCATCGTTTGCACTATCTCCGTTCCAAATGTTATCGTCTAATTCCTCAGCAGTTTGAGCCAATTTTTCAACCAAAATTGCATCCATAATGTCTTTTGGAGCATTGTCGTTGTGAGCTGATGCGCCCATACTTTCCTCTGACCATTGCGCTCTGAAATCTTCTTTACATACCGAAAAGTCGTCTTTGAATTTCTTAGGTTCTAAAACTTTTTCAGAAAGTGTAATTGCTCCTGCAGGAACGTGTCCACAAGTATATTCTCTTTTACCTCCTGTTAACTCAATTTTTCTTAAGTTAAGTTTGAAATTAATATTTTCAAATGTAGTTACAAATCCTTTTGCGATTGTATCCGCTTCTTTAAAAGCTTGACCAACTATTGCGCCTGCTTCTTTACCTGCGTAGTTTGATGTTACTGTTGTTGTTGTTGCCATTGTTTATATTTGTTATTTTAATTTATAATTAAGGTGCTGTAAAAGTTATCGCTCCTGCACTTGCCCCAATTCCGTAAGCGTAAAAGTTTGTACCATCTGAGTAAAGCTCAATATAATCTCCAACTGTTTCAGCAGTAGCCACAAAAGAAATTGTGTTTTCGTTTGATGCAGGTACTAAAGTACTATTTACATCTGCACTCCCTTGTATTACATTAGTAGCTGAAACAACAGTCCAGTTAGTTGTAGCAAATGCACTTCCTATCGTGAACTTTGCTTTAAATCCTTTTTTAGCTACAGCAGGCAAAGTAATTTGCGCCCCTGCCGATGCTGATAATGTAAATTCTTTTCCGCTATCAAACTCTGTAAGAGTTAATGCGCCCGTGATATTTTCAACAACAACTTGGTTGTCTCCGTATACTGTTGTGCTTCTTGTTGTTGCCATTAGTTTTTAAATTTATTTAAAGTTTGTTGTAATCTTTCTTTTTTATTTGTAGCTAACGTAATTGTAGTAGCTTCAACTTGCTTAATACCTTTTGAAGCAGGTTGTGAACCTAATTCAATAATTTGCTCTTGAGCTGTTTTAAGTTCGGCTTTTACATCTTTCAATTGATTTTCTACTTCTGTGTATTTAATTAAAATAGATTTAATAGCACTTTCAATTTCTTGTGCGATTTGTTCATCGTTGTTAACTTTAGGTTCTTTATCCATTTCAGTAGGCATTTCCTCTTCTTTAGGCGCTTCCAATAAACGTGCTAAAACACCCTCTTCCTCAACTACGTAAGTCATTCCTGTTTCGTCAATAATATACTCACCAACTGGAACTGGAACACGTGTCCCGTCGTCAGCAGTCATCCAAATAGACGCCCCAATCGTTACCATTTCGCCCTCAAACTCAATATAAAGGTCGCTATCTTTAACCTTTAATTTACCAAGTTTAATTTCTTTACTCGTGAATGCCATCTTAATCTGATTTGGCAAATCTTTAAGTAATGCGATTAAACTATTTTCTTCTTGTTTACTCATTGTTATATTTGATTTTAAATTTACTTCTTCAAGTGATAATAAAGCGTCTATTGAAAACCCTTTTACCCTGCCTGTTTTTACATAGTCATTCCAAATGTCTTCACTATCAACTTTCATTGTAGCTAACCAACTCCCTTTCGGATAACTAAAACCAAAGTTTGAACTTTTATCTTTATCAGGATTTTCAACAATCCAACTTTCAACAAAGGTTACGCCCTCAATTTTATTTTCGTGTTCAATAGTGCTATTAGCTTGTGAAAAGCTCGTAAAGAAATTATGTGATAAATCTTTAATTGTTTGCTCATCAAAAACAATATTGAACTCTTCTCCATCTTGGTTTCTGTAGATTGGCTTATTAGGTTCTAATACCAACCCTAAAAGCAATTTTTGTTCAGCGTCAACCTCTTTAAATAAAATTTCAGTAGGTTTTGAAAGCGCAATAAATGTTCCCTCCATTGCTGGATTTTCTACTAAAGAAATACCGTAAACTCCTTTGTTTACTTTTGGGTTAAATTTTGCTAAATATGTCTTCATATATACATAACTAAATTAATTTGTTTTTGTTACATCTGTAAGCTATTAAATTGATGCATCGTTAATTATATTCCTATCTAATGATTGACCGCTTGTTACTGCACCACTTACAACATAGGCTTGTATTGGTTGTGATTGACCGCTTGCAATCCCTTGCGCTATTTGGTTTGTTCCTGTTCCTGCTACTAAATTGAAACTTGGTGCGCTTTGTACAGACGAACCACCCCGCCACCACTTGGTGCTGAATTACCACTTGCGCTTTTACTTTCTGAAAGTATATCTTTAATTGCTTTTCCTGCTCCGATTGCTGAAACTGCTATTCCTGCAATTGTTGAAGCTGTGTTAATAGCTACGAATGGTTGTCCTGCCGTTGCAGGCGAAATAGCTACTGCTTTTGCGTTGGCCTCTGTTAACGCTCCTATACTTTTAGAAGCTGATGAAACCTGCTCACGAACTATATTTGCAACTGCTAACCCTTTAGCTAAAGCACTACCTTTTTTTGCTATAGCTCCTATTAAATTTTCTGCATTAGTACGTAGATTTACACGTGTGTTGTTAACAACTTCCTCTCTGTCTTTTTCGTCTTGTGCTAATTTATCCTTTCGCGCTTGGTCGTCTTTATCTAATTGAGAAATAGCATCGTTTAAATCTTTGTTGTTTTGCAAAGTATTTTCTGCATCCTCTTGACGTTTTTGAAAGTTCAAATCTAATTCAGTACGTGCTTGTATAGCTTGAAATTCTAATAACTCTTTTGCTAGTTGTTCTTGAAATTCTCTTTGTGCTTTTAGTTGTTCCTCTCTTTGTTTAGCTAAATCCTCTGCTCTTTTTTGTGCATCTGCTTTTTGTTGTTCACGGCTTTTATCCGCTACTGATAATTCATTTTCTAAACGTTTATTTTCTTCATCTGCCAAACTTTGAGTATATGCTTTTTGATTATCTGCCAATGCTTGGTTTATTTTTTTACTCTCTTCTAAACCTACATTTTTATCGTCTAATTGTTTTAGTAAAGCATCCCTTTC